CGAAGAATTATTAAAAAGGAAAAAGATCTACGACCTACCTATCATTCTGTTACGTCCGGGTAGGAACTTTCACTTTTTCTATGTGAATTTAGCGAGCCACTCGTTCTCAAGAGTGTCGAACTCGTTATTGAAGAAATCAATACCGTCACTGGCAGGATCCAGGGCGGCATTGAGACTATTTAAAGTACTTTCATAATAATCCCTAGAGTGATGAGAACTAAAACGAAGAGCTGTTTCGCAATTTTGCTTACAGGCTTCGACAGGGTCTGGTGATTTTCTAACCCAATTGAAAAGTTCATCAATTGAGTCAGTACTCAAGGGTGCATAATAGCGGTCGAAATGTGGATGTTTATTAAACTTTCGTTTTAAAAACTGTATTTCGGTGATTGGTACCATTTTGTCAGATATTTGGTCAGTTTTATTGGCTGGTGTAAAATGTCGGTCAAATTTTAAAAGGTATTTTTGATGGGTGAGAGCGTTAAAATAGCGATGTAGACACGAAGCAGGAAAAACTACTAAGTCATCGCCATACACGCCATCACGAACAAATTTTTCGTAAGCCGTTGCGGCTAGTAAATCGCGTTGCTGAAACAGAATAGCTTGGCGATATATTGTATTGTTACCTGGTGTGTCTATAACGGCAGCACGCAGGTTAGTAAGATGAATGAGGTAAGGGCGTATGTTATCGTTAAATGACATACGTAACTCACACTCATTATCATCAGTGTTTATTATTGTTGTGAAGAAACCTCCAGAAGGATTTCCTCTATGTTTTTGGTGAATATTGTCTTGATATATCTGAACGGAATGTGTCATTTCGTAAGCGTTAATACGCATAAGAAACTTTAAATTGTCTGGTGAAATATGAAAAGTCATATCACCTATAATCCAGGTTAAAAAATCAAGTTTTGATCGAATCATCCAATGCACAATCCACTTAGCATACATTTGCATGTTGCTAGTCATCATGTAAGCATCAGACTCTCCGTCAAATACTTTACGATCTCCATCAAAGCCAAGGTGGCTTAGATAGGTTAACCAACGTAAGAGCTCTGTCCATTCGGGACCTTCTGCATCTATTCCAACTTTGGAATAAAATCGTTCATGGGACGCATGGTAAGCGGCGACAAAATCTAAAGCGCATAAGCGCATGATTAGCAGAAGTTCAATTGGACTCATTGTAAATATTCG